AGGTATTTTAACTAGGAACGAAGCAGAGAAAGACTTGGGCTTGAGCCGATAGATGGTGGCGATAGTTTATTAGTACCTTCAAATTTATTCCCATTGGGTGAGGTAGATGATACAGCTCCAGATGAAGATAACGATATGCCAGTAGATTCTGAAGGTAATGAAAAATATGATGATACATATGAAATGCTTTATGGTGAGAAAGAAGAAAAGTTAGATGAATATCCAGATGGAGAAGATGTCGACACAAAGTTACCTAGTGCCTACCGTTTAGGCACAGCACAAAAAAATTGCGGTAACTGTATCCATTACGAAAACAAATATTGTGATTTCTTTGATGCAGAAGTCAGAGCAGAATATTTATGTAATGCTTGGGCTGGAGAGGAAGAAAAAGCATTATCTGATTTAGACCTTGTGCCAACTGATTCAATGGCTAGGGAAGCACAAAAAGGTTTAGACATGAGAAAAGAATTTGGCAGAGGTGGAACAGCAGTAGGTGTTGCAAGAGCAAATCAGCTAGTGAGAAAAGAAAGATTATCTCCTAGTACAGTTTTAAGAATGTTCTCATTCTTTTCAAGGCATGAAGTAGATAAACAGGCAGAAGGATTTAACCGAGGTGAAAAAGGCTTTCCCTCTGCTGGAAGAATAGCGTGGCAACTTTGGGGAAGCGATACAGCTTTTAGTTGGGCTAAAAGGAAAAGAAACCAGATTATGGCAGAGAGAGAAAAGTCATTTGATGATATGGAACTTAAAGTTGCTGGATTATCTAAGACAGTAGAAAAGGCTCTGCAAGGCAAGGTTGACGAACACAATGATAAGTATGGAGATAAGAAAGGCAAGCGAGTAACTGTTGGTATGCTTGGAAAAGTTTTTAAACGTGGTGTAGGAGCATATAGAACTAATCCATCAAGTGTTAGGCCAAGTGTAAGGTCAGAAGACCAATGGGCTTATGCTAGAGTCAATGCTTTCTTGGTTGCTGTTAGAACAGGTAAATTTAGAGGTGGTAAGTTTGATTTAGACTTATTACCTAAAGACCACCCACTATCATCAAAGGATTAAATTATGTTTAAATTTGGAAAAGGCTCACTAGAAAAATTAGAAACAGTTCACCCAGACTTAAAATTAGTTATGAATGAAGTTATTAAGCTAACACCCATTGATTTTGGCATCACAGAGGGCATGAGAAGCCTAGAAAGAGCCGAACAACTTAAAGCTGATGGATTGAGTAAGGTTGGCTCTAAATCGCTTCATTGTCAGGGTAAGGCTGTAGACATAGCTTGCTATGATAAAGGCAAAGTTACTTGGGAGCTAGAATATTACGAAGCTGTAGCTTCGGTAGTGGGCGAGGTTTGCGAAATTTTAGATATTAAAATAAGATGGGGTGGAAGCTGGGTAACAGGAGATTTCAAACTGAATAGGGATATGAATTTTATTGACGCAGTTCATTTTGAAATAATTGAGTAGATGTCAAAAATCAGGATTAATAGGCGTAAGGACTACAAAGAGCAACTCAAGTTATATCTCAATCTTTCTAAAAGTCTTAATGCTAAGACTAAAAAATTATTTAAAAAAACAGCCAGAATAGCAGAAAGAGAATATATTGCAGTTGGTGATATGTATTATACTTTTCTAGAAGATTTTTCAGATGAATTATTTAAAATATTATCTAATCATTATAGGACAGTTATTACAGCTACAAGTGAACGATTGATAAAGCAACGAGAGACCAAACAAGAAGATGAAATAGATATTATTGTTGCTAGTTATATTGCACAAGTAACAGCTACTAAAGTAACGCAAGTATCCGAAACCACTAAAAAACAAATACGACAAGCAATTAAGATTGGTATTGCAGACGGTTTATCTATTCCACAGATAGCGGAAAAGATTAGACGTAATAAATCTTTTGCTCCATATCGAGCCACTATGATTGCTAGAACAGAAACTCATTCTGCTATGAGTTATGGCAATAATGAAATATCTAAAACATTAGGTTTGGATAGACCTGTCAAAGAATGGAATAGTGCTTTAGATGACAGGACTAGACAATGGCACAGGGCTATGAATGGAACAGTAATATCAACCAATGAGATGTTTAAGGTTATGACACCCATAGCTGGCGGTGGCTTTACTGAAAATAGAATGAATTACACAGGCGATTATCAAAATGGCGGTGCTTTAAATGTCATCAATTGTCGCTGTTTTACCCTGTATTATGATTCAGAAGATGAAATAATTTAAATTAATTTATAATATCTATACAAATCAAACACTTATAACTACATTTATTTTATATATATACTTTACATATATATAATAATTATATATACTTCTTATATAAGTTAATAATAACTTATATAAAAACTTAAACAGGAGATAGGAAATGAAAAAATATTTTGTAGAATTAGATAACACAAGCAGTTATACCCCAAACAAAGGTATATGGAAAGTTATTAAAGCAAAAGATTTGTATGAAGCATTAAGGAAAGCAGAAGTAAAATATCCTAAATCAAAAATAACTAATATACATTCAGATAATAGATAATTTTAACAGGGAGCAGAAATGCTCCCACAACATTAGGAGAGTAATTATGAAAACACAATATAATGATGATAAAACTAAAGCAATATACTTATTAGCTTTACAAAAAACTAAAAAACTTAAAACTAAGATTTCTAATCTTGAATGTAAATATCTTGAAGAAGCAATAGTTGTAATGAATTTAATAAGTGCTTTAAAAGAAGAAACATATAAAAGTTATAAAGAGGGTGCAGATAGAAAAGAGTATGTCGCAAATGCAAAATATGAACTGTATAATCTTGAGCAAAAAATAAGTAAGTTAAGAACTGAACTTGATGAAAATAATAATCTTCTTATGAGGAGCTGTATTGAGAGTGAAGATATTATTAAACATTGTTTACATGGTGACTGGGAAGCAGTTCATAATGGATATGAAGAATTTCAATTATTAACAAAAGCTATAAGAAAAATAGAAGGAGTATCTTAATATGATAGATAAACACAATCAACATGAAGAATATATGACATGCTGGGAAATAGTTCTTAGCACTCTAATATTTATTATGATAATCGGTTTAACATATTTTATATTACTGCTAGAATAAAATTTTCATACTTGCTACCTTTTTGGGGAGTTTCACAACTCCCTTTTTTTTGCTTGTGTATAAGGTTAATTTGTTGCTAGAATAGAATAACTTTTACTTGACAGGGAATTTGAGTTATGTCTGAAGAACATCTAGAGATTGTAAATGATATTCTAGACCTAGAATGTGATTACAAAGAATTAGATACTGATGATGATGGAACTTTTGAAGGCTATGCGTCAGTATTCAACAATAAGGATTTAGGGAATGATGTTATCAAACAAGGTGCATTTTCTGAATCAATCAAAGGCAAGAAACCAAAACAAATAAAACTTCTATATCAACATAAGACAGATGAGCCTATTGGTGTCATTGATTCTTTAGTTGAGGATACTAGAGGTTTGAAGATTAAAGGCAGACTTGCTATGGGTACACAAAAAGGTAAAGAAGTATTTGAGCTTATGAAGATGGGTGCATTAGATTCTATGTCAATTGGATATAGACTATCCCCAGACGATTACAAATACAGCGACAAGTTAAAGAAAAGAACAATTACGAATTTGGACTTAATGGAAATATCAATGGTTACGTTTCCAATGAATCCAAAAGCTAAGATTACGAAAGTGAAATTAGCTGAAATGAATGTAAGGGAAATAGAACATTACTTGCGTGATGTGGGCTTAATGTCTAGTTCTGTTGCAAAACAAAGTGCTAATGTATTATACAAGTCATTTAACCATGAGGTTGATGAGCAACGTGATGTTGTGGATAGTATTAAGCATTTAATTGAAACAATTAAACATTAAGGAGTTTATTATGAGTGATGAAATTAAATCTGTAATAGACAACTTGAATTCAACTTTTGAAGATTTTAAAAGTGAGAACTCAAAACGTCTAGACGAGATTGAAAAGAAAGGCTCTGCTGACCCTATCCTTGAAGAAAAAGTAGACAAGATGGCTGATGACATTTCTAAAATGGCTGAAACCAAACAAGCTATTGAACTTCAAGCTAAGAACTTAGCAGAAGCACAAGCGAAACTAGATAACTTAGAAACAGTTATTGCAAGACCAAATACTGGCGAAACAAAAGATGTTGACATTCAAATGAAAGCATTCGGCGATTGGCTAAGA